CAATTTTAGCGGCAAGGGGAGTAAGACAGCTTACTTCTTCCGAAACCAAATTTTATGACAGTTTTATCACTGCCGCTAAGCAGGAAATCGCCGCCGGTTCAGTAATTACGGGAATCGGTGACGCTCTTCCCGAAACCGTTATTGAAGCGGTATTTGAGGATATGAAGCAAAACCATCCGCTTCTTGACGTGATAAATTTCCAAAATACGACAGCAGTCACAAAGCTTGTTCTGAACAAAAAAGGCGAACAGTCCGCAACATGGGACGTGCTGAATACTCCGATAACAAAACAGCTTGACGGTGAAATCGAAGTCATCTCCATGACATTGGCAAAGCTTACGGCGTATATGTTTGTTACTTTTGATATGCTGGATTTAGGTCCTGCATGGATAGACAGATATGTCCGTGAAACACTTTCAGAAGCTCTCGCCGTTGCACTTGAAACTGCAATGGTAGACGGAAACGGACTGAATCAGCCTGTGGGCATGACAAGAAATTTCACGGGGTCACTTGATTCCTCAAAAGGCTATTCAAGAAAAACAGCAACGAAAGTAACTGCATTTGACAAGGAAACTTACGGTACACTTCTTTCAACTCTTGCAACTAATCCTAACGGAGGCACAAGAACAGTTTCCGAAGTAATTTTAATTGTCAATCCCGTCTACATTTAAAGTGGTCAATGAAACAACTACAACTGGGGCAGACGATTCAAGCAGCGGCGGTACAACAGGCTAAGGAGGGATTTAAATGTCTCTCCTTGAAGAATTAAAAAATTATCTTGACATCACATGGGATGACGAGGGCACGGACAAAAAGCTTGACGGAATCCTAAACCGTGCCCAAAATATTCTTTCCGAGTATGCAGGAGAAGCATTGAGTTTTGACAGTAATCAGGAAATGGAAAAGCAACTGCTTTTTGACTGCTGCCGATACATTTATAACAATTCCCTTGAAGATTTCAAAGTGAATTTTGGTGCGGAGCTGATAACGCTCCGTGCTAAATTTACTGTTAAGGCGGTGAGCGAAGATGCCGAAGTGCGCCGACTTACGGAAACGGTTTTATTATCGGTAAAGCTGTAACAGCGGAAAAAACAATTGAAAGCAACAGTAATGAACACCATAGCCGATTTGTGCGGCGGAGACGTAAGCAAACTGGGAGAAAAATTTGCAGAACTAGAAGAATTACAGGTATGTAATTTACTCTGTAATGTTTTATGTGCACTGGCAAACGGTGCGGTTGCCAAAAAGAACTGTGACATATCCCTTGGACTTAGTAGCGGAGAAAAAATGCAGGAATTTACTCCGGAATTTTTTGAAGTTAATCTTGATTTTTCAAAAGGAGCAGAACTAGTTGATACGCTGTTTACAGTAATAAACGGTGGTTCACAGTATACGATTCCTGACAATGTGCAAACTGTTGAAAAGGATATTGACCTTAAAGAAATTGAAGCCGAAAAAGAAGCAAGCGAGGAAAATTCCTAGGGCGCAGGCGTGAAAATCGCTTGCGCCTATTCTATAAAGGACTGTCAATAGGCTTAAGCTATCAGGAAATTATGATAATGCAGCCCGGGGATATTATTCAGATGTGGCTTTACAAGGTAGGTGAAACAAGCAATGGCAAGAACCATTAAAACAACGTTAGAATTAGGAGGAGAATCTGCATATAAAAAGGGATTACAGTCTATTGACCGAGCGTTAAAGGCTATGTCCTCTGAATTGAAAGAAGCTACCGCTAAATTTTCGGAGAATTCTGCGTCTTTAAAAAACGTTTCTGGTGTAAGTAATGCATATCAAAATCAGGTTGAACAGCAGAAAATCAAAGTTGATTCACTTAAAGGTGCAGTTGAACGCAGTACGAAATCCTATAATGACGCTCTGGCAAAGTATGAACAAATGGCTAAAGAGCACGGGGAAAATTCTAAAAAAGCCTTAACCGCTGCTGACTCTTTAATGAGAGCTGAAGAGTCAATGGACAAATTCAAGACTCAACTTTCATCAGCCGAAAAGTATCTTGATTCTTCCAAAAAGGCGATGGAAGAATTTACAAAGCAGAATAAAAATGTTTTGGCTCTTGCACAGACAACTGACAAACTCAAGTCTAAAATAGCGGAATTTGCCGATAAATCAGATAACGTAAAAAAGATATCAGCTGCATTTAAGGACGTACAGGACGCCGCTAAGAAAATTTCTGACAAGCTTACTCCTGTTAAAAATGTACTTGAAAAAGTAAAAACCGGCACAAATTCGGTCAAAGGAGCTTTCGAGCTTGCTGCTAAAAAAGCCGCCGCAATCAAGGAAAAGCTACAGCCGGCTATTAACGTCTGCAAGAACGTTGCTAAAGCCGCCGCTAAAATTACTTTTAAAACAGCTGAAACCGGAGCTAAGGCGGTTACAACATCTGTTAAAGCAGCGGCGAAAGCTTTGACCGCTTATACAACAGCCGCAACAGGTCTGGCTACTGCAACATTCGCTTCAATTGAAAGTACCAGAGAGTACAGAAACGACCTTGCCAAACTGGAACAGGGGGCGAAAACTTCCGGTAATAGTTTCAGCGAGATGAAAAAAGAACTTGTAAATCTTACAGCACTTACCGGAGAATCAGATTCAAGTATTGAAGCACTTTCAAATTTAATGTCGGCAGGATTCAGCGATACTCAAATAAAATCAGCTGTTGAATCTTTAAGCGGTGCGGTGATAAAATTTCCTGATACATTGAAAATAGAATCACTTGCAGACAGCTTGCAGGAAACTATAGCAACAGGTGCAGGAACAGGACAATTTGCAGAACTTATTGAAAGAAGCGGCGCAAGCCTTGACGATTTTAACAACGGGCTTGCAAATTGTTCAGGTGAAGCAGAAAGACAGCAATATGCTTTACAGTGGCTTGCAGAAAGCGGACTTGCGCAGGTAAATGCCGAATACGAAAAATCCCACAAAGCATTGTTGGATTATGAAAAAGCTGAACAAGCGGTAAACGAAGCGAATTCGAAAATTGCACAATCTGCAATGCCGATAGCGGCTTCTTTTAAAAAAGGGTATGCGGGAGTGCTGGCGGCATTTGCAGATGTATTGACAGGAGTTGATAAAACAGGGGCGGAGTTTAATGCTAAGATTTCAGTTTTTTTAAGTAATATAGCCGGTATGGCGGTGCAGTATCTTCCGGTTCTGCTTACAGCTGTCAATACTATTATACAATCAGTTGTGACAAATCTTCCAATGCTTCTTGAAACAATATTGCCGCCTCTTATTACCGGATTTAATTCCTTGATAACCGGACTTGTTGAAATGTTACCGGAAATCCTTCCGATACTCCTTGACGGTTTTGTAATGCTGTTCAGTAGCCTTATAGATTCCGTAAACTTGGTAATAGAACAGTTAATACCCATGCTCCCTGAAATCATAACTCAAATATCTACTGCATTAATAGAAAATCTTCCGGTATTACTGGACGGAGCTTTGCAATTGTTCTTAGGACTTATTCAGTCTTTGAATCAGGTCATTGAGCAGTTAATGCCCATGCTCCCTGAATTAATCACTAATTTATGTGATACGTTGATTGAACACATTGATGAAATTATTAATACGGGATTTGATTTGCTTGTAGGATTAATTGACGGCATTACGGAATGTATTCCCACGCTTCTTGAAAAGCTGCCGGAAATTATAGATAAGCTTGTAAATACTCTTACCAATTCCGAAAATCTTCAAAAGCTTATACAGTCAGGCATTGATTTAATTACTGCCCTTGCTGAAGGTTTGCCGAAAGCTTGTTTTAAAATTGTTGCAGCAATACCGGAAATTGTATCGGCTATATGGGATACTCTGAAAGAAACAGATTGGAAACAGCTAGGCATCGACCTTGTAAGGGGTATCGCCGACGGGCTTGTCGATGGTGTAGACTTTATCTGGGATAAAATATGCGAAATGGGAAACAAGATAATGGATAAAGTAAAAAGCTTTTTCGGAATAAAATCCCCGTCAAGACTATTTAAAAAAGAAGTCGGAACATATTTAGCACAAGGTATAGGAGTAGGCTTTGTTGATGAAATGGACAAAGTCACTAAGGATATGCAGAATGCTTTGCCTACAAGCTTTGATACTATGGTCAATGCCGATATTTCATCATTTTCAAACACCAAAAATCACAATACATCTTCTTCCGAAAAATCAAACAGCGGTATAACAGTGATTATAGATAAAGTAGAAATACATAATGATGATGACATTGAAGAAACAGCATACAAATTAGCGTTAAAAGTAAAACAAGCTGAAATGGCATTAGGAGTGTGATACAATGGGATATTTTATTTTTAACGGCAAGGACAGTCGGGAATTCGGTATACTGGAAAGTGTCCCCATTCCCCCAAAGGCTGAAAGAACATTGCAGACAGTTGAAATACCGGGGCGAATGTTTCCGCTGAATAAGGTCAAGGACGAATTTAAAAATGTTCAATTGTCGTTTGTTTTAGGTATCACCGACCATGTAAAAGTTAATGAAATTAACAAATGGTTGAACGACAGCGGCAAGCTGATTTTAAGCAGT